CATTGTGATAAGCATAAAATTGTCGTCCAACATGCGCTTTGCCATTTTAGTCGTTGTGCTTGCTGTGTTCATTGCGTTGTACCTCACACCTGCCCCGGTAACCGACCCCATTGAGAGCAGGGCCACTAGCCCGCCTCTGGGGGAAAAGGCCCGGGAGCGAAGGGTGAGGGAAACAATTCGCCAGGCCATCGGCGATGGTGAGACGTTGGCTCGGCAGCTCGGTGCCGATTTGTTGGACATTGCCGCCCTTGCTTGGGAAGCTTGGGGGGCACTCGTGGAGTCGCGGGACGTTTTGCTGGGCGAGGTTAATTCGGCAATCCGTTTCCTCATTGCGTGTCTTGGAGTTGCCTGTTTAGCAGGCAGCTTCGTCTGGCGCAGCTGCTTCTCACGAGCCGCCGTACGTGCACGGCGCGAAATTGAGTTACTCGACCGTGAATTCCCGGATGCGTCTATGACCCGGGAGGAAGCGGAAGGGGTTGTGTTTGGCGGGTTATGGGTTAATAAGGTTGCCCATGCTGTCAAGGTTGAAATGGGCCTTGACTTTGACGATACGCCTTTAAACCGCCAGCAGGCGGTTCGTATCGCCAAGCGCCTAATGGTGGAGTGGTCCAACAACTCGCACCGCACTGCTCATATGCGTCGAGACATGCGGCGGATCTTGCTCCTTGTCTTCACTCCCGATCAAGAGGAGTTGGAGGTCAGGCGTATGGAAAGCTCTTGGCCAATTTGGTGGCGCCGAATGAGAGTTCGGCACCCTTTTCTAACGTCCCCGTTCGATTAGAGGGCAGATCATGCCCGCCAGTTCCACGTGACCTGATGGAAAGGGTTCGCGAGGGATATGGCGACGATGCCCTGGTGGTGCGTCGGACGGGGGGAGCGCCAAAGACCCGATATCTTACGAGCTTCGCATCAGCGGGTGCTGGGGTTAATATCGGGTGTCATAATCATAACTTAGATACGCTGGTCACGGGTTTAGTCAAGCGTGTTTTTCTGCATTTGGTTGGGCAGCTGTTCGTGCCACTGGTGTTACCAGATCGGGGGCTGTTCGCACGTCGGATGCGGCGATTCAGGAATGTCTACTTTCGGGTAGCGCGTGGTCTCACTCCGCTAACGCACGAGGAATTCGTTGCGTCCTGCGATAGTCGGAAGCGTGCAATCTACGAGCGGGCGCTTGAGGAGCTGCGTTTAGACGGTTTGCTAGAGAAGGACGCATGGCTACAGACGTTTGTCAAGTTTGAGAAGCTCAACTTGACTGCAAAGCCAAACCCGGACCCTAGGGTAATACAACCGCGCTCACCAAAGTATAATATATGTGTGGGAGCGTATCTGAGACCGCTAGAGGCTGTTATGTATCGCCTTGTGAATCGTATATATAAAGAGACTACAGTCCTTAAGGGCAAGAATGCCCTTGACCGTGCATTGATAATGCGGGAGAAGTGGGATCGTTTCACTGACCCGGTTGCAGTTGACATAGATGTGAGTCGTATGGATGAGCACTTCCATAAGTACGCACTGCAATTCATGCACGGCCTGTACAACCGACATTACAACTCGAAGGAGTTGCGCGCATTGCTCCGCCGTCAGATCAAGCAGATCGGGCGAGCGCGCTGCCCCGACGGG